AAAGGGTGTAAAAAAACTATTTGACCCTGCATGGAGTGGTGAATGTATATTTCTTGCTTACGATGGATGCACATTAAAGCCGCTTGAACGCCCAAGAGGGTGCAGATTATTAGAGCCAATCTCCATCAAAAAGTGCATCCCACACGTACCTGATAAGGAAGCTTCTACAAGACCATGGATACCTTACCAAAAACTTATCTTGAAAGTGGCAAGAGTTTTAAGAGAAAGCCCTCATAACGCATCCAGACCAGACGCCCCAAACTTTTTAGAAGCACTTTTAAATATATAAAAGGAGGTAAATAATATGTACACAGAAAATGAAAAGAAAACTTTATCTAAAGCGACAGTAAGGCTACTTAGGAAGTCCGCTCATGATATTAGATTAGATAAGACTAACACCGCCAGCACCTTATTAAAATTGAGGGCATTTGCAACTATAGCATATAATGACTCAGCAAGGTGTAAAGAATTAGCAACCTTAATAATGGCTGGAATGTGGAACATGTTCGATAAGGAGATACGAAGGTAAAAAGAAAGGAGTGATATGATGTGACAATAGAGAAGTTAACAATGGAAGAACTGGCAAAATACAGACAGATGAGAGCAAAGAGAGCAGGGAAAGAACCCATGCCCAGTACCATTATGGTAGATGTACAAAATAGGAAAAACATGCAGGGTATGATACCTATTCAACTATGGGCAGATGCAAGGGCAAGGGCAGCACGTGACATGATACCTGTCAAGAGAATGTTAGAACTTGCTCTCGAAACGTACCTTGCTATGGAACCAGAAGACTTTCATAGAATAAAGCTTAGATATGAAGAAGCATTAAAACAAGAACAGAAGGAGGGATAGTTATGAGTGATTTAACGCCAACCAACAAGGAAAAATTGCAGTGGATACGAAACGATGCAAAAAAAGATGGAATGAAGGTAACTACATTACCAGGAGAAAATTTTGGGCTTGGTTGTGGGGTAGATGTTTTTGTTCATCCTCCCAACATCCCAGAAAATGAACTGAAAATTAACAGAGAGAAGTATTTTAAAGCATGGTTCATGGAACTATAAACAAGAACAGAAGGAGGAATAGAAATGACTCTTTGGAAACTTGCCAAATCGATTGCCAAAGATAAAAGTCAAGATGTAGAGGAGGTGTATAAAAGACTATTGAAGAACCAGAAGAAGTTGAGAAGAACGGAGGACAGAGTGAGCATAGATATATCCAAGAAAAGATGGGAAAGAGGTGATGACTGAGTGCGCACGTTGAAACCAAGAGAGGTAAAACCTCTTACAGAATGGCAGCTCGCCTGGTTAGCAGGGTTTATAGATGGAGAAGGTTCAATTGGAGTTTACACGACTAAGGGAAGTTCTATAGGCGGTAAAACAAACTTGCGCCTTACTGTCTGTAATACATGTGTTCCTATAATTGATTTCATTTATCAGACAACTGGTGTTGGGAGTGTTGACTACGTGGCTGCAAAAAGCATAAAGTGGTCAAATACTGCATGTTGGAGAGTGAGAGGTATGTTTGAACTGCGAGATCTTCTGACCAAATTACTCCCTTACTTGCTAGTTAAAAAAGACCAAGCAATGTTAGTGTTAGAATGCTGTGATGGCAAGATTTCTAAAAGTCCTTTACACGACGATTTGTATTACCATGAAAAAACAAAGGTGTTAAACCACAGAAGTGAGCAGTCAAAATTTATGATGTTTGGTGAAGTCGCTGAGGGAGATGGATAAAGATGCTCAAAATTACAAGGAGAGGAGTGAGTCTGATAATTCCTGAACATTGGATACAAATGAACGGGTTTTTAAAACACAAAGCCGTTCACGCAGTTAAGCTATTTTTTGGAGATGAAAGTTTAGAAAAAGCATTAAAAGAGGCTGGGAGGAATGTGAAACATGGATGGCTTACAGCTGATGGAATAGAAAGAAAAAGGAAGGAGGAAATATAAATGTTTACGAAAGAACATTACATAGCGGTTGCAAAGGTACTAAGGACGTATGAGATGCGTGTAGGAGCTACATACAATTTACCCCTTGTTAATATACGTTCTTCTATAATCCTTGACTTCGCAGAACTTTTTAAGGGAGATAACTCTGAGTTTGATAAAGCCAAGTTTTTAGATGCAATCTATGGAAAGGAGGTAAGTAAGAGTGAAGAAAAGTGACATTATAAAATTTAAACTAGGTATAACTGGAGACATGCAACAAGGACGTGTAAATTGGGTAGATGGTGAGAACGTTGGTATCACATTAATAGGAAATGGATACAGTGGAAAGGAAGCAACAGTAATGCCAGTAAGTGAGTGTGAAGTAGTAGTAGAATATAAAGGTGATACATTAAAGGACGAAATACATTCTCTAACTACTGAAGATTTAATAGCAAACATACAAAGACTAAAAGGTATGAGGTTTCCAAGGAAGATGACGAGAGGAGTTAGGACTGTTTCTGCACGAGCGGAAAGTAAGAAGAAGAAGATGACGAGACTTTTGGAAGCGTTAGAAGAAGACCCAGGAATGTTAGATGTGTTAATAAATAAAGCTTTAAATGAAGGAAAGGAGGGAGAGGAATGAATCCGGATACTGACAAGGTAATGGACAAAGAGAGTGCAGATAAACTATTTAAAGAAATGATGATGGGTGGAGACAAGCAGATGACTGCGTATGCACAAGAGTTCATAGACTTTCTCGACAATCATCCAAGAGAAAGCATGTTGGTACTAGCTATTTCTAAAAGTGTGTTTGAAAACTTTTTGGAGGATGTAGAAATTCAGAGAAGTAATCCCTATCTTACAGGTGGAGACGAGGCCATGATACATAAGCACAGGTATGTGATGGTAAACATTGGCGCATTCTTCTATGCAATGAAAAAGCGTGATGGGGAGGGAACTTATGATGTCAAAAAATGAAACATTCTATTTCGATTACACTATGATGTCCGCTTTCTTGCGTTGTCGTTTCTACTATTACTTCAGGCACATACGCCATCTTGTTCCTAAAGTTACAGCAGCTCCACTATCATTTGGTAGCACTTGGCACTCAGCAACAGAACTATTAACTAAGAAGAAAAGCTTAGCGGAAGTGCAAAAACACTTTACAACAGAATACAAGAATGAAACAAAAGACCAGATAAGGACACCAGAAAAAGGAGTATTGATGTTAAAGGTATATGAAGAGAAGTATAAGAATGCTCCTATTAAGTTCCTGTATACTGAGACGCCTTTTGCTATTCATTTCCCAGATAATATAATTTTATGTGGGCGAATGGACGGCATAGTTGAATGGAGAGATGGAGTGTATGTGTTTGAAAGAAAAACTACATCAAAACTTGGTATTACATTCTTTGAGAAGTTTGAGTTAAACTATCAAATTGATTGCTATTGTTTAGGTTGCATGGAGCTAGTTGGTGCCTGTAATGGTGCTATAGTAGATGTAGCAAGGGTGTGTAAAACACCAACTAATATGAATGATGACTTCGTTAGAGATGTTGTATCAAGGACTAAAGATGAGTTGGTACTTGCTAAGAAAAATATGATAGAGATAGTGGAAGATATGAGACACGGACCTATATATCAGAATAAAGACGCATGTATGTTGTACTATCAAAAATGTCAGTACCATGACTTATGCATGGGCGCTTGTGATGAAAGGATAGTAAGAGCATCATATGAGACTAGTAAGTGGGATTGCTCACACGGGTTGAAGGAGAAAGCGGAGGATGCACAACTTAAACTGTTTAAAGAAAAGGAGGTGGAAAGAAAGAAAACATTATCAAATTCAATAATTGAAATCGATACTGTTAAATAAAAATGAAAGGAGGATTTTTAAATGGAGAAATTTGACAAAGACATTACAAACAAAATAGTAGATAATCTAGCCACGTGTGCTGCAATAGTAAACAGCGAGTTCCAACGTGCTGTAGACCGTATTGAAGAGGCAGAGTCCATTAATGAGGTAATGGTGGCGAAGAAAGACCTAATGATTTCTATAGCAAGAAACATTCCAACCCAGGATGACACATGTTACTTTTGTATCTGTCACAGAAATGAGTTGAATGGATGTGATATCTGTTCTTATGCTCAGGCACACGGTAAATGCAGCAAAATGAATGACTGGGGGAAGATGGTTACATTGAAAAATGACTTGATAGATATCATAAAAACCTGCTACTGGACTGGATGTGAGCTAAATGCCTAACACAAAAGATATTAAACTAACTCACATAAAGGTGCTTGTCTGGGGAGAAGCGTTCGCAGGTAAAACCGTATTTGCATCAACGTTCCCACGACCATTCTTCTTTGACTTAGACGGTAAGATGTTAAGTCTTGCAGGAAAAGACATAGAATACGAGACCTACACAGGAAAAGAGGGGTATAGAAAGTTTAGAATAGACTTGCCTAAAGTTGCAGAGCGGGACGACATAGATACCTTAGTGGTTGATAGTTTTTCATCAATGCAGTCATTCTCAATGGATGAAATACAGGACTTAAGTGGAAACAAAGGAGCACCACAGATACAAGAGTATGGAATACAAATAGTTAAGTTAAGGAAGTTCCTGTATGAGTTGGTGGCATACAAAAAGCATGTTGTACTTACTGCACATGAACAAGTATGGCAAGATGGCGTGACGAAAGAGGTTTTTATACTTCCACTGGTGGTAGGAGCTAAACTTCCCAACCGCTTGGGCAACTGGTTTGATGAGTTTTATCATATGGAAGCAATACCTACGAAGGGTGGGATAGAATATAAGATAAGAACCAAGAGGTCTCATAAGTACACGTGCGGAACCTGTATAGGAAACCTAGATGAACTTGAAGAACCTGATTTTAATGTTATAATGGAAAAAGCTAAGAAAGGAGGAAAAGTATGATGGCAATGGACAAGGAAGAACAAAAGACATTTGTTAATGAGTTCTTGTCTAAAGAAATAAACTGTGACCTAAGAATGAGTGCATGGCACCCAACTACAGAACAGATGGATTGGTTATTAAATGTACCAAAACTTAGAGCAAAGATACATACTGATTGCCCTCATATACTGAATTTGTATGATGGAGATGGAGAGTATTCTTCTCCCACTGAGGTAACAGTATATTTCAAAGATGAACGTATAGATGACATTCGGGAACATGTAAAGTTAAAAGACTTATACAATGAGTGGTACCTAAATAAGCAAAGAAAGGAGGTGAACAAATAGATGAAAGTTAATGTAAACTTAGATGACGTAAAGGAACTACAACCAGTACCTGCAGGTAACTACGTATGTAAAGTAATTGATGGAGTAGTAAAGGATGGGCCTAAAGGCAAGTACATTGCATGGACACTTGAAATTTCTGAGGGTGAGTATGCAGGTCAGCAACAGTGGCACAATACTTCATTAGTACCTGATGCACAATTTGGTCTTAAACGCTTTTTACAAGCATGCGCATTTGAATGGGGAAAGGCATCGTTTAATACTGAAGATGTGTTTGGTAGTGAAGTAATTGTCAAAGTAGTAGTACAGGATTATGAGGGAGTACCTAAGAACAAAGTGAAAGGTTTTATACCGATTAGCTAGTTCGATAGGACTCCTTAAGAGAGAGGTGGTACACCATATATATCACCTCTCTCTTTAAAAGAAAGGAGATGGTTTAATGAGCACAGCAGAAATTCAAAGTAAAGATGGTAAACATCTATATGTGATAGAATTTAGTTACTGCCATAATGACAAGTTTCATGTGATAGACTTGTGGGGGGATACTGCTCCTTTTGACTACACTGTGTTGGAGGATTATATACTGTATGAAACTAGTTATGGAATGTGGAAGTATTCATTTGAGTATAACAACTGGCACTTTTGTGACTATCCAGGCCCATGTAAATGGAGACTCGCTACCATAAGAGAAAGTGGGATACCACATGAACACTTAATGAGGAATGACATGGTAGATAGTTTTGCTTACGCTGTTAGTCAATGTACAGACAAAGACATTAGGCAGTGTGTTGATTGGTACAAAATGATGGCAGAAGGAGAGGAGAAGATGCTCAGGGGTTTGTCAACACCTATCTTTACAAATATAACTGAAGAGAAAGGAGGAAATGAGATGACTAAATACTTATACCACGTAATTCTTTTTAACAAAGAGACAGAAACTATTGACTTTAAAGAGTACATACCTGCAAAGGACGCTTCGGATGCATCAATGCAAGCTGCTCAAGCTTACGGTAAATATGACTCCAATGTACACATAGTAATTGTAAAGCAAATTGACTACTCGCAATATGAGGTAAAGAAATAACATGAAATAAATTAAAAGGGCTGAGGGTTTCATTGACTTAAGGCGCCTCCTTTATGCTACATGCTCGTCGACCAGTATGTAGTTTTGAAAGCTCTTAAGTTTCTTTACCTCAGCCCCAAAACATATAAGAAAGAGGTGATAAAATGAGTGCACATAAGAAGATGTGGGAAGAACTTAAAGAGGGTTGGTACGTAAAAAATCAGGACGATTACCCTCCTAACACGAGGGATACTATTAGTGAGATTATAGATTATCTTGAGAGAAAACATTTGCGTGCTGAAATAGTGCCTGTAAAAATAGCAGTAGAAGTTAGACAGTTAAATCGTATAATTAATAAAATAGATGAAATGATAATTGGTATGAATGTGTGGCCTGGTGACATAGTCAAGATGTTAGAAGAATTAAAACATAATACAAAGGAGGTAACATAAAAAATATGTATAAAATAGAATGCACTGATAAAGGGCTTGAGGTGCACCAGGTTATTGACGGGTGGGTATTTACGACAATTGTCCCACCCAACATTCCTATAATTGTGATGAAAGGAGATAAATAAGATGGAAGGTAAAATAAGTAACAAAAATGTAGATACGAATTATTTTTTAGAATGTATTTTTTGTGGAGAAAATAAGGAAATAAGTTTAGTGGCACACAGACATTTCATTAGTAACAATATAAGGGGTTTTGTAGTTGTTTGTCAGGATTGTTTAAAAAATAAATTACAAAACAATGATTGGTATTTTAAGGTAGATTGTGTATTTGCGAAGGAGGCGAAAGAAGATGACAAAAATAAAGATAGATGACATAAATGTAGGTGAGAGAGTAAGGGCAGACTACGGAGATATATCTGCTCTCGCTACATCTATCCAGCGGTATGGATTATTACATCCTATCGTAATTGACGAGAAGAATAATCTTATCGCTGGTGAGCGTAGATTAAAAGCACATGTTAAACTTGGTAAGAAGGAGATAGAAGTTAAACGCTTCTCAGAACTAAGTGATATAGACAAGAAAGAAATAGAGTTAGAAGAAAACATACAAAGGAAATCTCTTGAGTGGCAGGAACTCGTATTGGCTAAGTTATCATTACATGAACTCCGCCAAACGTTATATGGCACAAGAACAGGTCATACTGGTGGTGAAGGTTGGGGTCTTTCAGATACAGCACTGGCATTAGACCAAAGTGTAGGGACTGCGTCTATGGACTTACAATTAGCACGAGCCATTAAGAACTTTCCAGAGCTTAGAAAAGAGAAGACAAAGTCAAATGCATTTAAGAGGTATAAACAGATGGAGTCAGTACTATTGCGCACTGAACTAAACAGGAGAAGAACGAGAGATGTAACTCCTAACATAATTCTTGGAGACGCTGCAATAGAATGTAAGAAGTGGGAAGATGAGAGCTTTGATTTCTTCATAACTGACCCTCCATATGGACAAGACTTAGATAAGAAGAGTGATAAAGGTAAAACTGTGAGTGGTGTAACGTATGAAGATGACCCTTATCTTATAATGGAATTACTTCGTAAGGTAACAAAGGAGTTGTATAGAGCACTCAAGCCAGATAGACACATGATTATTGCATTCTCTATGACCCACTATATTAAACTAAAGCAGCTATTAGAAGATGCAGGATTTCATGTAGACCCAACTCCGCTTATATGGAACAAAGAGAGTGGGAGTACACCCTCTAATGGGGACTTCTTCCCCTACGCCTATGAGCCAGCATTCTGGTGCATGAAAGGAAGGAGAGGACTTAACTCCACCGCATGTAATATGTTTACATGTAAGCGAGTACCTGTGAAGCACAAGTATCATCCGCTGGAAAGACCACAAGAATTATTAGTAGCTTGGGTAGAGGCAGTATCATTTCCTGGTGAAAAGGGCGGAGACCCGTTTGGCGGCGGAGGTTCACTAATGGAAGCATGTATAACTACAGGAAGAGAGTGTGTCATCATAGAGAAAGATGAAGCTAATTATTCCACTATTGTTAGTAGATATGAGGAACTAAAAAAGAAGATGGCAGAGAAGAAAGCTGAGGTGAAGGAAGTATGAAGATAATAAAGATTAAGAGATGTTGGGAGTGTCCACATAGAGATAATAGAGCAATGTGCATGGAAAAAGGATACAAAGATATTGAACACAAGATTGAGGAAGCTGGAGATCTTCCCAAGTGGTGTCCCCTAGAGGATTACAAAGCACGTACAAAAAAGGAGGCGGAAGATGATTGTAAAACCGACAGGCCCAGAAAATGCTAAAATAGCTATTGTAGGAGAATGCCCAGGAAAAGATGAAGAGAGAATAGGCAGACCTTTTGTAGGTGGGGCAGGCAAAATATTAGATGGCATGTTATTAGAAGCAGGTATAGACAGACGTGATTGTTATATAACTAACGTGATGCACATAAGACCCGTTAATAACGACTTTGGAGAATTTTATGAGGATGCAAGTAGGAAGCACCCCAATAAGCTTTTAATGGAAGGGTACAGAAGGCTGGTTGATGAGTTAAATATAGTAAAGCCTAATGTAATAATAGCTCTTGGTAATGAAGCACTCAAAGCTCTTGTAAACAAAACTGGTATTACAAAGTACAGAGGTTCTATACTAATAGATAAGACATCATCTTTGAATATATTTAAAGTAGTTCCTACTATCCACCCCGCTGCCATAATGCGCCAGTGGGAACTCCGCCCTCTTGCTGTTATGGACTTAAGACGTGCATTAGAGGAGTCAACAACACTAATGTTTATCCCTACGTACAGAGTGTGGAAGAAGATAGAAACATTATCTGAATTGGAAACAAAAGTAGACCTTTATTTGAAGCATGCCAAGTACATATCTTTTGACATAGAGACGTGTAACAACCAAATTAGTTGTATAAGTTTCGCCAAGGATGAATTTAGTTCCTTTACAGTTCCTATATGTATGTTTGATAAATCATCTTGGACTGAGCAGGAAGAGTTGTTAGTATGGTTACAGATTAAACGTCTACTTGAGTCTGATATACCAAAGATAGCGCAGAATGCTAACTTTGACATGTTTTATCTTATGTTTACTGTAGGAATTGATGTTAAGAACTTATGGATGGACACTATGATTGCTCACCATTGTTTATATCCAGAACTACCAAAGAGCCTGGCAACACTATGTTCAATGTACACTCGAGAACCATATTATAAGGACATGGTAGCGGAAGACTATTATCATTATAACTGTCTTGATGCTATGATAACATGGGAATGTGCTATGGTAATTGAGAAAGAGTTAATTGAGTTTGGTGTAGATGACTTTTATCATAAGTACCTTAACCACGTTATTCCTATTCTTCTTAACATGCAACTACGTGGTGTTAGAGTTGATACAAAGAAGAGAGCGTTAGCTGCTGAGGACTTAAAGAGGGTGATGAATGAACAACAAAAGAAATTAGATGACGCAGTCGGTCATGAATTAAATGTAAATTCTTCTAAACAGATGAGCGACTTCTTATACAGAGAATTAGGCTTACCAATACAGTCCCACAGAAAAACAGGAAAGACATCTACTAATGAAGCCTCACTAAAAAATCTTGCAAGGATAGCACCTAATTCTCTGTTTGATGTTATTATAAACATCAGAGAAACAAAGAAGTTAGTATCAACATATCTTGAGTCTGAGTTAGACCCTGACGGTAGATTTAGATGTTCATACTTGTTATCTGGAACTGAGTCTGGTAGACTTGCATCGAGGATGTCCGCTACAGGCACTGGTGGTAACTTACAAAATGTACCTAAAGGAATTGCAAGGGAAGTGTTCATACCTGATGAAGGTAAGGTGTTTATGGCAGCGGACTTATCACAAGCAGAAGCAAGAGTGGTGGCATATCTGGCAAAGGAGCAAGGCTTGATAGAAATATTTGAGTCAGGGAAAGATATACATAGTCAGGTAGCAGCAAGTATATTTGACAGGAAACTGGAAGATGTATCTAAAGAAGAAAGGGAACTTGCTAAAAGAATTGTACATGCTAGTAACTATGGTATGGGAGCCAGGCACTTTGCCGAATTAACAGAACTAAGTACTGCGGATGCGCAAGAGAAACTTAACTTATACCACATACATTTCCCTCGAATTAGAATATGGCACATGGAAGTAGCGAGAGAACTTAAGAGAAGTAGGATACTTACGACACCAATGGGAAGAAAGAGAATGTTCTTTGGTAGATGGAACGATGACTTATTAAGAGATGGATATAGTTACATACCACAGTCAACCGTTGCGGATGTAGTGTTACAAGGCATGATTAACATACAGAACGCATTACCCAGCAGTTGTAACATAGTATTTAATATACACGATGAAGTTGTGATACAAATACCCATTGTGTGGGATTTAAGTAGCACTGTTTACAAGATGGACGAACTTATGATTAAATGTATGTCCATCCCCATAGAAATTCATGGAAGAACATTGACAATCCCTGTCAATGTTAAATGCGGGAGTAATTGGGACGAGGTGTCATAACTAAAAAGGAGGTGAAAGGAGTGATGTAAATGAACCAAAGAAAAATCAAGGGCAGCTGGGTTACAGAGTATCTTCGCTTTACTGAAAATCAAGAGTCTCCAGGCATGTTCCATTTATGGGTTGCTATATCTGTTGTAGCATCTACTCTTGAACGTAACGTGCATCTTAATAGAGGATACTATCTGTTATATCCTAACTTATATACAGTACTTGTGGCTGACTCAGAGGTATGTATGAAAACAACAGCCGCTGATATAGGCATGAATATATTAGGACAAATAGAAAATCCTCCTGCTGTTTTTGCACAGAAGATAACACCAGAAGCACTTGTGTCTGGTATGTGCAATGAATGTGCAATAGATGAAGCAGGCACGGTGTATAAGAATGCAGCAGCGGTTATCTATGCAGAAGAATTATCAGTATTTCTTGGAAGAGAAGCATACGCATCAGGTATGGTGTCAATACTTACATCTCTTTATGGTTGTCGAGACAAATGGGAGTATGAAACTATAGGCAGAGGAAAAGATGTTGCATATAATACATGTGTTAACTTACTTGGTGCATCAACACCAGAGTGGTTACGTATGTCTATCCCTATTGATGCAGTTGGTGGTGGTTTTACATCTCGAATTATCTTTGTATATCAAGATGCATCTGATAAGGAAAATCCTCACCCTGAGATAACAGCAGAGGAAGTAGAGATGAAGAAAAATCTTATCCACGATTTATCTTTAATTCGTAGGATAAGAGGCGTGTTTAAGTTCACTCCCTCAGCCAAAGAGTGGTATTCTAAGTGGTATCATGGATATAGGAAGGCACAAGCAGAAGGGAAGTCAACTATGGTAAGGAAGAAGGACATTATATTAAAGGTTGCTATGTGCTTGTCAGCGTCTGAGGATGACTCATTATTAATAACAGATGAACATCTTTCAAAGGCTACTGCAATATTAGACTCTAATGAACTGTTCCTACCTGAAGCAATGAGGATACTTTCATCTACGCAAGTCGGTGTGGATGCAAATAGAGTCGCAACTATAATTAAGAAGTATGAGAATGGAATTATGCATAGTGAGTTGATGAGAGCAACAGTATATACGTTAGATAAGACGAAGTTAACAGAGATTGTAGAAACGTTAGCATCAGCTAAGATAATAACGGTGGAGTTAGTTGGTGATAAGAATGAGAGAATGTACAAGTACAGTGAGACTAAAATATCAAATGCACATTTTGCAGATAAATTTCAAAAGAAAGGAGATGAGAAGTAATGTGGTGTATAAATCTAAGTAATCTTGCAACATGGGTTCTTTGGGTTTTGGCAGCTGCTAGTTTTGTAGGAGTTGTTTGTCTTATGATCTCGGTACATTACCTGGAGATTATGATAGCTATGTGGAAACAACGCATCTGGGCTAATGAGAATGATATAGCAAGTTTGAAGGTTGATGTAAGATATTCAATGAAGAAGGAGGTGAAATAAAATGCCAAAAGAAAATGATTTGCTTCTATTTTTAAAAGAACAGCTTGAACACGTAAAGAACAGAATTAAGGGTAGAAACTACAGCAGTGATTTGGATGAACAAGTAGTATTATGGGATTTGTATGAACTAATCTTAAATAACATAAGAGAGGAGGAAAAGTAATGGATAGAGTTTTAGTGTTCTTAGTAGCTGTGGTCTTGCTCTTGTCTCATATGGCAGCCTACCATTTGGGTGGGATAAAGGCATGTGATAGCATAGAGAAAGCATTAAAAGAAGTGAAAGCATTAAAAGAAGTGAAAGCATTAAATAAGGAGGTGAAATAATGGGAGTATATGATATAGTATGTGGCATTCAAGTTAAGTGCACCCCAGACCAGACACTTAAAGAATATAAGCTTGGCGATTTAATAGACTTAAAAAATGGAATTTACATTGGGTATGAGGGATGGTTTAACGTGAGAAACCGCAAGGTTGTTGATAGTGGTAAAGATGTCTATGATAAGTGGGGAAACTTACTATCAATAGAGGAAATTTTAATAAACAATCCAATAGTAGAAGGAATAAGAAGTAAGGATAAATACACAGCCGTAGAAGCGCCTCAATTTGTAGACCCAATAGAGTATCTTAAAGAACCACATTTAGGTGAAACCAAAGAAGGAGGGAGGTGAAAAAATGACTTTATTAGAAATGATTAAGAAGTATGAGAAGAAGAAGGCTGATATAGTGGCAGACTGTGGAGGTCGTCCAACAGGTGATATGGTAATTGTAAACGCCATTCTTAGGGACTTACATGAGATAGAAGAACAACAGCCATCGTGGGTTACGGTAAGAGATAAGATAATGAAGAAGATAGATACTGAAATAGGTTATGAGCATTATGAGAGTGCACAGATATTGGCACAAACTTTAACTCTGCTTCCAGGATAAACTAAAAAGAAGGGGGAACCTATACGAAGATAAGTTCCCCCGACTTGCATCTCCAAAAGAAAGGAAGTAAGAATAGAGATGCTAGCCACGTCTTTTTCAACGGGCGGTTGATTAGAACCAGTTCCCTTCTTTAAGTTTCTCAAATATGCTTTCCGCTTTAACTCCTACGTCCCTTCTATATTGCATCTCCTCTATGTCTAAATTCTCTATGGTTCTATAAACTCTTCTTCTACACTCACGCACTGAACTTCCTCGAGCGGTAACAGTTGCTATCACTCCATAACTTCCATTGCTTTTTACTACACCACGGTCGCTTCGTACTGTGTTCTGAAGCCATACGTGCTTTTCATTCTCAGTGCAGATTCCATTAAGCGGAACACTCTTACACTTAATATGTTCATACGGATACGGAGGAATTGATATTCTCACTGCGATAGCATACATCTCTGGAAACTTAAACTCCTTCTTTGCACCAATAGCTATCTCATGTAGTGCTCTCCCTATTTCTTCTTGAGTACCTTCAAGAAATGCATACAATAAATCATACTTAAAGTATGGCTCTAGTTTTGATACTTTAACAGAGTCTTTATCAAACACACATGAGAGGGTAATAAAGCCGCAGTATGATACCTTACGTAGTAAGTCCTTAAACTTAAGTAATGTTTCAGTGAAAGCTTTCTTCTTAGAACTACAAACACATAACGTGCACCCCATAGACTCTACTGTAACTCCTCTATCATCTTCCATAAATTTACTTTCATTTACAGATATCACTGCAGGAAACACGAAGTCCACCCCATTAAACCAACAACTTATAGATGTGTCAGATGGTGCATTTGCTTTCGATAGGTTATTCATTATGAGTATTGCGTCATGATATGAATGATTTAATAAAGACTCACTAAACTTTGAATCTCCTATGCAGAAATTACCATATATGTCTATAAGAAGTGGTTTGTCTGCTACTACAACAGACGTTGATTTAATAACTCTCTTAGGGTTGTTTTCTACATCATACTTCTCGTTCCTTACACGCTCTGCAACAGGATGTAGTCTGTCATTATCAGACATAAATACAAACTTCATAATTTACTCCTTTCTTTATTATTCTTTACGAAACATGTTAATGAACTCTTCAATGTCTCCTTGCTGTTTGGTGAGTGCATACTCACTCCATATCAGTCTCTTCCACTCATCTGTCTCTCCATTCATTAATGCTCTCATGCCCATGTAAGTTCTATAGACCTGATTGTATGGTATACCTGTTATCTCCGCCATACCTTTAAGTCCTAGTTTTGCTTTGTTAGTCCATTTCTTAGCAGCTGCACCAGCTATCAAATCAATAGGACCTTGCAGTGGTGGAATGCCCCAGGTGCCATACCCTTGCATTATGTTATTAATCATTCCACCTAGTACAAACGTGCCAGCAAGAGGGTATGCGATTAAAGCTTTCATTGCTTCTTCTTTACTCATCTTAACCCTTCCATTAGCTATCATGGTGAGTACCATAGCAGGAAGTATGTATGTAAATAGAGTTCTATATGCTGCGGTACCTGGTGTAATCTGTCCGCTCTTAACCTTCCCTATAATATCATGCTTAAAGTAGTTATAGTTATTATTCACCTGGTTCTGGAACATGGTAAACATACTTGCAACAGTCCCACTTCTGTGCCAGCCTGGTAAATCTTTTGCGGTAGCCATGGGTTGGGTTCTTCTAACAGCTAAGTCTGCCTCCATTGCTGCTACTCTTTCTAAATCCGCTGAAGGAATTCTTTCTCCGTCAAGTGTTTTGCTTGTCATATAAACTCTATCATATGCGCCCTTCCATACAGCTAATACTGTGTATTTGTCCATAAACACGACAGGGCTAAGTGCAACTTTACGTACTTTGTGTAACCCCTTTGGGCCTTTAATAACTTCTTCAACTGTGCCTACTCTTGCTTGCTCTGCCATAAACCGTTCAAATTGTCCCATTCGAAATTTAGTCTGGGGAGAACGGTCGTATACAAACTTCTCTATACCTACGGGGTCAAGCCCTACTTGTTTTATGCCATTGAGTAAGTGGTATATCCCTATCTCACCTGCAGCCTGAAATGCAGACAGCGGCTGACGCAGAGCAGTGAGAACATTAAATCCTAACATTGCAGTGCCAGCATGTCTTCTTAATATATTCATGGTCTTGTCCGCCATATCATACGCAACTCCAGGTCTTGTGCCTGCTACAGCTCCATAGTATTCCTGCACGTTTTTATAAAATGCTCTCCCCTTCTGTGTAATTACAGTCTCTTTCCATTGAGGGTTATTTATTATAGTTCTCATCTCTTTTGCAGGAACTGCGAATGCAATGTAATGTTCAACTCTTCCAAGATTATACAAATAGTTACCTAGTGCGTCCATTATAACAGGGTTCTTTGCACCTACTTTTCTTGCCTCTGTCATTCCTTTCTCTACATATGCATACCCTTTAGGCTGTCCTTTTTCAAATATCTCTTGTGCAATGTTCTCTGTTTCAAAGTTAATTGACTCTTTAAAGACTCGTAGAGGAGAGTAGTAAGGAACTTTAGGCAACACTTTTCCTGTCTCTGCTAAGTATGCCGCAGCCAACCGTGGATACTGTTCTTCATACTTCGTAAAGAGCCAGTCAGATAAAGCCTTTAATTTAAAGCTTCCTTCTACTTTTGTTTTTACTGCAGCTACATCTTTATCACCAAGACCCACACCTTTTTGTAGATGTCTTAACCCATCTTTGTTTTGAGATGACATGTAAATGTCTACTGCCTCATTGTCTGACATTAATACATTTCCCACCATCTTCTTTTGTCCATAAAACTCACCTAGATTATCGTGTAAGCCTAATCTCTTAATGGTGTCTCTCACATCATCTACACCTCTATTATGTTCTACCAATTCCTTGTCAAGCGCTTGGTTAGGTTTTACATAGAGTTCTTCCACGTTTCTTCCTCTCTTATACCCATCAAGCTCCTCAAACATTCGTTCTGGTCTATCATTTCCTGCAGCCCATATAAGCATACCATCTTTGAGCCTGCCCCAAATATTCTTGTGCTCACTTAAGACAATATGTTCTTGGTCTGTAGGAAGTTTCCTTCCTTTAAGTATAGGTTCAGTTAGGAGTGACATCTTCTTTGCTAAAGCTGCATTCTTACCTACTTTTGTTTCTGCTTCCACTTTTGCACCAGCTTTAGTGACTGCTTCTTCTGCTCTTTTAATTAACATGTCCGCTGCCTTAGTTTGGAGTCCTGCACCAGGTTTAACCGCTTGCATATATTTACTACTGTCCTTTAAAATTAACTGCCCACCTTCTCCGTCTTCCATTAAAATGATAGTATCTTTAGGTAGTTTAACTTCCTTTGCCTCCCCATACCTTTTGGCAATCCATTTTTCTTTTGTTACCCAGACTATATCTTTACTTGGTATTTTAGATAGGTTTATACCTAACCTTTTAGCTATGTCATAAAGCCGAACTCTAATTTGTGTATTACCAAACATCTTAGCGTCATAGTCTAATTTCTCTTGAACTGTTTTGAACTCTTTTTGTGATGGAAGTTCACCTCTATAAGCTTTCCCTGTCCATTTTTGTGCTTCTGCTCTCGCTTTCACATCACTCATCAACTGTTCTTTGTTTGGCGCTGGTGCTTCATCACCATACACTCTCGTGTCTTCCCACTTCTCTGCTACTGCTTTATCAACTAAATTTAGATATCCTGTCTTCTCAGCTCTTGTCATGTTTACAAACTTCTGCTGTTTTGACATTAATGATAGTCTTTGATTAAGTGGAGTACCAGTAGTATTGAGTGCAAATATAAAATCTGACATAAACTGTGGGATAGACTTCATTATAAAGTCCATAGGGTCTTTTGCAGACTTAGCAGCGGCAATATATGAAGGCATTGTGAGAAACATGTTAAGAGACGTGTCTATAGACCTTGCTCCCCAACCAATTGCATTAGTGGAGTTTGCTATATATGGTGTCATATTATATGCCATTCTATATAAGGCTGATTGGAGTCTTGTTGACAAATCTCCTGGTGTAGTTGCTAGCCCATGTACTGCCATAGTAGCCATGTGCTTTGTAACCTTACCTAATGGTGCAGTTCCACTTAGTACAGTTTCATCAAATGCTTTTAATGCAGGCACCTTTCCTAATAATCCCATCTGAATTAATAGACCACCAATCTGTGCACCAGACTCTGCTATCTCCACCGCTGCGCCATACAGAGCACTCTTCTTTGTAGCACTATCTCTCAAATATGCATATTGTTTATCCACTTCTTCTGTAACAGGTGGGGCTTTCCACATCTCTTTAGAACCTTCAAAATAAGATGCTACGTCTTTTAATCCCACAGCCTTTGCACCAGCTTCTAACGCAGCAGCTGCTCCTTCACCTAGCCCATACAGATACTTCTCAAATATTTTAGAATACACAGCCTTTCCTACATACTCAATCGTTCCCATAGTAGGTTTGTACTCTCGTGGTAACTGTGAGTTAATTCTAATAATGTTAGCCATGTCTCCATATGTTTTAGGCATAGGTAACTTACTAACTTCATCAGCTGCTTGAAACATCTGCTGTGATTTTTTGGCAACATTCTCAGTTTCAATTTTTGAAATCGATGATGTTTCTGGCTCTCCAGTCTTTGTATTAATTCCACCCACTATCATGTTGGGATGCCCCTCTATCTTATATTTGGAAGGGAGGTGCCCTGTTTCATCTGGTGTCAACTTACCTGTCTCTTTGTACAGTGCCCTGTAATCATAATAATGTCTGGGGTCATCAGGGTCTAAAGACAATCCTTGTTTAGTTGCCATCTCTTTATATGCTTTTTGAAAGTCTGACTCTGGCATCTCTCCAGTTTCAAACAGTTTTAACATTCCTGCTATATCAAGCGCCATAAGGCTGACCTCCTTGTGGAGTTCTTGGAGCACCACCCCCACCTTGAGGAACGCTCATGAGTGCGTTCTCTAATGGGTTAACAGACGGTGGTTCTACCATACCGCTAGATGCTTGTCCTAATTGAGGAGTCTGCATATTTATCATGAGTTGTCTTCTTATACTCTCTTCTATAAGAGGACGTAGATAATGTTTCATAGGCGTGTTAGAGTCCATCCTCTGCTTCTTAGTGGGTATACCAGACAACTCTCTTTTAGGCAATCCTCTTTGTAATGCTTCTAATAACATAGTCTATTCCCCCTTTGCAAAGAACGTATCAGTTAGCGCTTGCGCAAGTTCAGGAGACCATAGTCCTGTAGGTTCTAACCCAAATTGTGCCTGTACTGTCTTGATTGCATCAGGATTATTTTTGTACAACGCTGCAACATCATCTACTGTCTGAGGTCCTGACTTATTTATTCTCATGTAATTTGAGAGTTCTTGTAATGCGTTATAATACGCATCCACGTCTTCTTGCTTTACTTTTCTATAGTTACTCGTTCCTGGAGCCCTCATCGTACCACCAAGTATAGGTGCATCACCTAACTGTTTCATTGCAGTCTCTACATTCTCCTGTCCATACTTTTCTATATCAAACTGAAGTCTTGCTAGCGAAACTTGTTCACTAAGAGAAGGTGCTTCAGGTGCTTCTACTTCAGCCCGACCAACAAGTCTACTCTCAGTGCTACCATCTTTGTATGTTATATCTTCATATAACCACCCATCTACTGTACGTGTGTCTCTAAATGCAGTGTCTTTTACTTTCTCAGGCAGCATCCATGAGTATGTCTGTCCATTCTCATCAAGCCTTATGTAATGTTTATCTATTAAGGTCTGCATCAACGGGTCTGTTCTAACTGCAGCTGGGGATATTGCTCCTGGTTCTGCTCCTAACGCAGCAGCTAGCCCGCCCGGCTTTGCTTTACTAACAACTTTAGATAGTATGTAATCTTGATCTTTTTTACTTAACCCCTGTGCTGCATTATAAAGCGCATCTGCCTGTGCATCTAACTTTGCTTGATTTTCTTCTACTATCTCTTTCCTTCTAGCCCATGCTTCTGCTTGCCAGTCTGGTGCAGGTGTAGGCGCACCCAATGCACGTGCTAATGGTGCACGGGGAGGAGGAGTTGTTAGGGGTGCTTTATAGGGTGTAATCGGTGCTAATCCGGGGGAAGGTTCTCCTAACATTCGTGCCAATGCAGGTTTCTTTTCTGCTATTACAGGCTTAACTTTTCTTTCTTTTGGTCTTAACTGTATATGTGTTAGTGGCATATTATCCTACACCTCCCCAACTAGCCCCTGACGTATAACCTCCACCAGTTGGTTTCTCGTATGGTTGATATGTAGCTAACATTGGAATTCCAAGGTAGTTAAGTGCTGCTTCTAATGCTTCTGATGCGCCAGGATTTCTTCTTATGTAATCTTTGAATGCTAAATCAAGAGCTGTCTGTTGCGCAGTTATTGCAGGACCAGTCGCCTGTAACGCTCTACTCAATGCCCCTTCTGCAAGTCCAGCTCTCCTTTCAACAAGCCCTCTCTCCATCCTTTCTCTCTCACCAGTTACTTTACCTGCTCTTGCAGTTCCCCAATATGTGCCTGGACCTGCAAACTCTTCTCTAATTGCAGGAGCAGATACTTCCTCAAACTCTCTTCGAGTAGGAGTAGCAATAGACTCTTGGTACATTCCTTCTGGGAACTTGCCAGATAGCGCCGTTAATAGAGCACTCTCCAATGCACCTCCGACAGCTCCACCATAAGGACTAAATGGTTTTGCATACTCTTCTTTAAATCCACCTGCACCACCAGGTTGTGCAAGATATCCCTGTAATGATTCTATTAATGACGCACTCAATGCCTGTTGACTAGGAGTCAAGCTTTCAAATCCAACTAGCTCTTCTCCTATAGGCCATGTTCCTTGCGCTTTCTTCTTACCTGCCCCGCCCCAACTTACTCCTGCCATACTTATCACTCTCCTTTAAATTAATATTGCTCTTAATACATGTAAGTTATGATTTATTATTGTATAATTATTTGCCATCTCTTGATTTAATCTATCTATCACTTTCTTTAGCCCATCTACATCAGGGTTATCATCATTTATCTCTTTCGTAGTAATTAATATATCTCTAAAACCTCCATCTTCTGCATACATATAAGCGCTAAGTCCACTCTTAATAAGTTGGAAGTTATTATTTACATTGTTTGTATTATCTATACTATTATTTATGAAATTATTTATAATTGCTTTAAAATCGTTTACTCCTAAAGGTTCACGTGCAAGTGCATTTAGGTGTTGAGGTGGTATAATAGGTCTAAACGTGTTATACTCATCCGCATCTAAATATTCAGTCATCGTATTTAAAAACTGTTGTAGCACTCTTGCATTATGATTTAAAACTAGTGCATACTCTGTACTGTTATCTTGAAATATTCTACATTTCTTTCTTAAGTCATCTAAATCTCTTTTAGTGTATGCTTTTCTATAGTAGAACCATCCTAACCACGAACCGTTGTATGAAGGAATGTCAGGATAACTAAACTCAGGCCACTCAAACGGAGGTAACTCAAATGGTGGGTACCCTGGCCATTCTATATAAAAAGGCTCAAGTTCTTCTGGAATTATTGGTGGAATTATAGGGATTATATCTTCTATTGGTAATACGTTATCATTTGCATGTCCTAAAGGATAACAAGGAGTATCAAATGCTACGTATTCACCGTAATATGTAATGCCCCCTGCAATCATATAGGCTCTGTATATATATGACTCACATTCATTTAATGCATCATTAAATGCATAATCAACTTCACCTTCAAATACGCCAGATTTGCCTAAAGGCACCTTATATGCTCCAAGTTCAGGGTCATATGGAGTACCATGGTCATATTCTATTTTAGTTAAAGTCCCTGTCCATTGTCCCATATCTACCGTTATATCTCCTACATTATAAAATCCTATTAATGCCCACCAAATATAAGGGCCAACTCCATAAAAGTCAACTGCTACTTTTATTTCAAACCCTCTTTCAGTTATATTACTTCCACTTACAATAGTTCCATTACCCATTGCGCATCTATAATAAGGAAAACCCGAAGAGTCTACTTGAGTAGGGGGTTCAGTTGTTACTTCATTGTCACATAAGGTAGTGAACGCTATCCACTCCCCATAACCTGTGCCTGCTTCATTTTTACACCATGCTCTGTAATAATATAAAGTGCAAGGTGTTAAATTTTCTGCGAACTTAGTGTATGTTGATAAAAGTTGTGAGGTAGAACTTCCAGTAAGAGTTGTAATGTCTCCTTCCAATCCTTCTTTTAACTGGAACCCATATGTTCCCATCCAATATCCATTATGTGTAATTTCCCCATTAAGGGTTGCTTCAGTATAACTTATATCTGTTGCTTCATCTGTTTCTACTGTAGGAACAGACACAGTAATGCGAATAGTTAGTCTTGGCTGTAAATTATATGCCCCACTTATGCTTATAAAAGGTCTATTTAAATTTGTCCCAGTACTCACCCCATCAATATCATCTTGTGATTGTAAACATATTCTACAAAAATAATCATTGGGGAAAGAAGCCGCATAAAGAACGAAGTTTATCCAACTTCTTCCATCCTCATTTAAAAGTATATCTTTCCAGCCAGTACCTGTAGGGTTAACTATCTGTCCACCATTACCCGAAAAATGGGTTATATCAAAATCTTCTGCAACTGGGGGTGCGTGTGGGTAATCAGGTTGCCCATTTGTTACTACGTAAGTTGCTGCTAATTCAGCTGCGTAAGCTATCTTATTTATTTGTAATAAAGCATACTCTATTGGTGCACCCGCTTTAATGTTTAAAGCATTACGAAAATGTACAGTCATTCTATATGTTCTATAGTTGTATGTATCACCTGCCTTATCGAAATCACAATCTTGCCCTATATAATAGGGAGATGTGTTTTTAGTAAAAGAACTTGCTATGGCAGCATTTCTTACCGCTAAATATGCATCATTGTCTGGATACCCTGCATCTGGAAGATTAGGGCTAACTTTAAGATATTGTGCATTATAAGCATTATATGAGTAGATTGTTACTTCGTGATATGCCATCTACCCTATCTCTCCTTCTTTCTGGTTAAGTGCATAATATCTTAAATAAAAACTCTCATCTTTTGTTGCATCACTAAACTTAAATCTTATCTTTCTTGCTGTCTTTAAGAAGTTCCAGTTAGTCCAAGCATATGCAGCAGTTAACGTCTTTTCATCTGCAGTAACTGGTAACCAAGTAGTGCCTTCATCAACTGAGTGTTGTAATGACAACTTAGATGAGGTAGAATATCCTTTGACATCTATGTTCATGCCCTGATATCTTCTCTGCCTTTCTTGATATCCTTCTTTGCTTAACACGAAATCACCAGTCTCAAAGTTACAGTCAATAGCACCAGCACCATCATTAAGAGCGGAGTAATCATAGTGATGTGTAGTTCCCGCTGACAGCCCTAACAATGAACGTTCTACTCCTGCTTTAGTAACACTACCACCACCAGATATTAATGCAATAGTACCCTTTACCCAACTTCTATCATCCAAGTTGTATGTCCACATTCTCGTTGGGTATTCATTAGCACCTATAACAATAAAGAATGTTACTTCTCTCTGTTCTTGGTTAACTACACAGAAGTTCATTTTAGCTTTAGCTTTACTTGCCGCCGTCAACTCCGATTGCAACAATTTCTTGATAGGGTCTCCAATATGATTAAGTTCCCAACCACCATTCCATTCATGTATGTTCCAATCACTACCTAAAATTATGTGTGATGTTCCTAAGTTAGCAATACAATGAGGCGCTCCTAGCCCTATTCCTTGAACGTGTGCATTTAACGAATATAGACTTGAGCCACCAATGTAGTCAAGTAAACAACAACTCATGTTTTTATAAACAGCAACATAATCTTTAAGTTCTGCAGCACCCACAATTTCATTACCCATGCCTCGTGTGAAATCATTAAATCCTGCACCTGTGTCATTAACATTATCAAAGTCTCCAAGCACTGAATGGATTTCCCTAATAGCTGTTTCACTACCACTTACATTGTCATTAAACCCTAACAAGCGTTCTTTGTATGGCACAAATATCTTAGGTCTATAATCCTCCCAACCAACAGTAGTGCCAACTTTAATAGCAATAATAATTGTCCCGTCAAAATCTGTGCTTGGAGTAATAGCCAAACTGGCAGTAGAACTAGTGGTTGGTCTCCAAGAGCCCGTTGCAGAGAGGGCAGCCGAAGTTTTGCCCCCAAAAGCGATGACAAAAGTCCCTGCGGTTCTTCCTGAAACCGTGTAGGAAATTTGATATACAGTTGCACTAACAGCCGCCTTGGACTGTAATAAAGCAGTAACATTTCCAATTGTATGTACCCAACCTGCTGCCCAACTTCCTGTCCATCCTGTAGAGGTCCAACCAGTACCCAGTAAAAATTCAGTCCTACTATCAAGAGCACTCCATACAGTTCCAAGACACTTCGCTGGCACATCCATACCATTAGTAAATACCATGTAGTTCTCTATAAATGCCAGACTTGCCCTGTTTGTCACTGTTCCAGTCAAACTACCTACAAGGGGCGCCCACGCACCACCCCCATTTCTATAATATACATCAGTCGTTGTAACTAAAATTTCATATTCTGTTAAATTAAACTGTTGATACCCAAACAGAAGTAATGGTATACCAGTTATAGTGCCTGTTCCATATGCTACATATCCTGTTCTTTTACTTGCTACTCCATCTTTAAGTCTTATGTTATTACAATTTGTGAAGGCACGTGGGTCTAGCATAGTAGAAGGTATATTACCTATTATGCCCAAAGTGGGTGCATACGCTGGAAACGGTTTTATTACTACATCTTCTTTAGCCATCTATTCTCCTCTACTTCTACTTTACTATAATCTTTACATTACTTAATACAGATAATCTAATCTTCTCCTGTATATCATTAGCTACCAAGTCTATATAAGTTTTATACCTTTTACTATGAATATAATCCCTATACTTTTCATGATAATCCTCATCATAAATCCCCCAAGCCTTAAAAGCCTTAGTCCACATAGGTATAGTTTTCTTCTCTAACCAACTGTCTCCTAAGTATTGGGCGTAGGGTTTGTGTGTTTAAACCAACCAACTACATTAAAGAAAGCAACTGCTATATCAATAAAACTACCTGCAACTCCTAACAGCTTCTCTTTTGTTATATACGTAATCCCTAACTGGTCATAGAGTAAAGCAATGCTATCCAAGATTACTTTCTTTTTTTCTGGGCCAAAGCCAGGAGTTTCAAACTCTTTAATCAAAGTTAATATCAAAGGGATTATCCCCGCAAGTATCCCTAATATCTTAAATATCTGTGTCATTTATATCACCTCCTTTCTATAAGATAATAATATTATTTAACTACAAACCAAACCACTCCAACCGCTATTATAACAATAATAACTCCAAGTATCCACGTTGAAGTCGCATTTGCTGCAGGCTTAACAGGTATAACAATTGGAGGAACTACAACACCATGTATCTTGTCTAATTCTGTTTCAGTGTAAGGCTTTCCAGTTGCTGGATTTTTATAATCTGCCACAATGAGAGTTTTTTCATCTGCTGTCCACCAGCCAGGATTATGGTATTCCCCAGGACACCCTGTATTACTCCACACAGTTCCGTGCCATCGATACTTTCCCATCTTTTTTCACCTCCCTTCTTTTATTAGTTTAACATACTTAATAGCATCTTCAAACTTTTTAAAGTAAATGAAATCCTTTCCTCTACATTTAACCCATGCTTCGCTTGGTATAGGTCTAAAAGTATCAGTGTGTACATGCCCACTATCAGGATATAATCCTACCCTATCAAAGCCTATGTTCTTAGCTTCCTCAGCAAGTTCAATTACACTCATCCCAGGTGATTTAATGTCCCAAGCTTTAGCAAACAAATGAGCAGAGTTCCAATACCCACCTATAGATTTGTTGTATGCAGGGCACCTAATGCCTCCACCTTTAGATACATAAATAGGTTCGTCTATGTAATCTCTAAGACTCTGTAACAAGTATATAGAACGTGCATCAACTGGTCTATCTTTACCACACCCACAAGGGCACCGAATTTCAGCAAATTTAAAATTTTTAGTTATATATAATGACATGGTTACTTCCTATTTACTATTCATCCTTGCGATCTCAACTGTTAGCCTATCTATTGCGTCCTTAACACCTTTCGTATTTGCAGAGTCAGTACTTACGATTGCAGTTAAATCTTTCACTACATCAGTTAATGCATTTAATCTAGGTTCTATTCTTAATAAAACATAAGTTGCCACTGCAATAGGAAAACCAACTGTTGGTATCCACTTAAATAATATTTCTTCCATAACATCATCTCCTTATTCTATTCTATACGTACAGCCAACTATAATTTCACTGTTATCTGCAAAATCTGTATCTATCAGAGCTGTTTTTACTCCATTTTCCGCAATTTCAAAAAGTTCTATTGTTGTTGTATTTATGGCAGTCCATGCTTGAAATTGACCAGCAAAGGATATCCCGCCAATGAGAGATACTGGTGCTGAAGTATATCCAGCACTATTATTTACAACTGTGAATGGAAGACCTGTAAGTCTTGCAATTCCTGTAGATGTCCCCTTTGATGATAATGTCATATACCCGCTTATAGTTACTATATTGCCTATTTTTGTATAATATCCTGTATTGCTAGTGTATGTTATTCCTGTTGTTCCACCATTAAAGGCTACCCCAATTGTCCACTCTCCTTCTTCATAATCATCTAATGTATTTACATTAGCACTTGCACTCTGTCCAGCAGGAAAAACTATATTAGGAGTAGAAATATTCGTAGTAAAAACAGGCGAATCACTATATACTAGTTTTAAAGTTCCAGTTTCATCACTTATCACTCCTGCAAGTTCAGCAGAAGTGGTTGCAGCAAAAGCACTTAATTTATCCGTCCTAAAAGCAGTATTTGCACTGTACGCTTGAACATCAGTTCCAATCTCAAGGTCTAAATCTTCTTTAACTTGTACTAACGTTCTAACTGCATAGGTATCATCTGCTGTCAACTTAATAAACGAAGGGGATACATAAGCAAGTGCAGATATATTGGTCAAGGCAGTATCAAGTGGTTGTATTCCAGTTAACCCATTTAATAATCCTAACTCAGTTACAGTTATAGTTGCACTCTCTACTATTGCCCCACCAGAACTAATCATAACAAAATCACTACTTAAAGCTGTTCCAGAATTTGTTCCACCCTCAGCAATTATTAATGGAGTATCTAAAGTAAGACTCGTAAAGTCTGCCTTACCATCACTATCTATAAAAGCTACTCCTGTATTTGCATAATCTTTAATAATAACTTTGTTTGAAGCAGCACTATCTCCAAGTCTGAGTATAATATCTTCACCTGCTGCTACCTCTATGTGTGGATGTGTATGTGCAAGATGTAATTGAATAGTGTCTGTATTGCTACTTCCATAAAGACTGTGCCCTATTTCTACAACACGACCAACGGTTGGTTCTACATTTGTCATTCCACCAGTAGTGGCAGATAGATATAATATGTCTCCAGCAACCCAAGTTTCGTCTGCTGGGTTTACTGCATTTGCACCAAGAGTATCTACTCCTTCTAACACTCCAGCAATTCTCACTAAACCAATACCATTTTGAGAAAATGCTTCTGCTGCTATTCCAATAACATGAGCTTTGCCAGCAACATCAGCATCAGCTAATCCAACTTTTGGAAATGATGCACCAGTAGCTCCACTAATATAAAGTGGCTGTCCCTTAACTATTGCACTTGTATTTTCTTCTTTTGCATCAATGGTTAATGCTATTGCAGTAGCAGAACCAACTCCAGTTAAGACAGAACCATCACCTGAAAATGAAGTTGCAGACAAAGTACCAGTTGATGGATTATAAGATAGGTCTCCATCTGTCTCTGCATCTTGTGCACCAGTTGCACCATCCACAAAGACTATCAAAGCAGCTACGTTCTCATTCTCGTTGTCAGTACAGGTAAATGTTGTAGCAAGAGTAGCTAACTCTATTGTAATGTTATTAGGAACATACGCATCTGCAACAGCAGTCCCTTGCCATACACCAGTACCTATTGTACCAAGTGTAACTATGTTAGTAGTTCCTGTGAAAGCTGCTAACTCTGCGTCAGTGCAAAGAGTAACACTCCAAATAGTTTCCATCTCACCTTGAGTGTCAATTTGTGTTTTAAGGTAGTAGTAAGTTAAATCCCCTACAGCTTTTGTAATGAAGGCAGAAGTTGCATTGCTATACAAAGATAAATCATTATTAACTATAAAGTTGATGGCATTCCCAGCGTCATCATAAGTAACAGTTATGAGTGTTTCAGTGCCACCAAGCATTGCACCTACTCTATCTTCTACACGTTCCCATATATCAAACTCCAGTGGATCATATGCAAATGACTCTATTATCCTAAAGTTTGTATTATAGTCATTTAGAATGTCTACATTTTCTTCCCATGTAGGTAGAATAAGTCCTAAATCAGTTGTCGTATCCCTTGCAAATGCAAACATACATGTTAGTATTAAAACAGATATTACAGTTATAACAATATTCTTTTTATTCATGCACTCACCTCATAATACGTAGTATCTGGACCAAGCACACTATAAAATGATGTGCTTGGCTCAGGCACCATGTAATAAAATGTAACAGCACCTCTTACTGCACCTAACTTCTTCCATGTGGTTAAGCCTAATTCTTTTAACTTTGCCCATGTCTTTGCATCTTGATTAGCAAGAGATAACCACGTACGTATAGCTATGATAGAAGACTCATACCATGTTTTAGTTGCAATAGTTGTTGTGTAGTAGTTGGGGGAAGGGTTAGATACTGTATAATAATCCATGTTATCCCCTTATAAAAGGATACTTATATGCTTCAGCCATCATATTACTACTTCTAAATCCCTGAGAGCCATACCCCTTTGCCACTGGTGCATAATCAGGTCTTATTCTATCAACAGCTTTGTGTGATGCAAGCATGCCCATAAAATAATCCTGTGCAGCATCCCTTAGCTTTAATTCACCAAGGGCATGCCATCCTTCCACTATAGTTGCAGCAACTATTAAATCGTCTATACGTGCAACTTCAGGGGTTGCTGCCTCAGCCAACTCTGCCTGCCACTTTATATATCTTATATCCATTGTATATCTTACATCTGGAGGGCTTGTTAACTCAAATATATCTGCTTTATCTACATACCCTTCTGCCATTCCTGGAGACAAAGTAGA